CCGCTACCCTATTCGGGCAGCGGTGATGTTTCTATTGAATGGGCCTATCCGTGGAATGCCCCGCGCCAGGCCATTGGTGGCTATCAGTCCTTAGCACCAATCGCCACAGTGACAAAGTCGACGTCTCACCCGTTAGTCATTCGCTATGTAAAGCGCCTGAATGCGTTGGGCTATACCGAGTTACGGGAGCCTAATCAAACCTTGCTTAGGATGCGCAGGGAGCGCGCCGAACTTGAACATCAAATTTACTTACGTGAAAAACAACAATGGGCGGACACAGCGCAAGGCATAGAGATGCGTATTGATCAACAGCCTATTTTTATCAAGTCTCACTTTCAAAATAAAATTAGATGGTTACGTGAAAATCATGGCGATAAACATACCAATGCATTCTTAACCGGCACCGGCAAGAATGCATTGTTACGTCTGGATGCTGTGCGTCAATACCAAGGCGTTAGCCAGGGCCACATTTCTGAGCTAATGGCTTACTTTCAGGGTATCTATAGCCACCTTGCCGAACTGACTAAACGCCGGGTTAAATCGCTGGCGAATGATGTTGCTGGCCGTATTAATGAAATGTTCTGCACTGAGGTATCAACACCCACAGAAGAAACCCGCATTTTATCTGACGCCGAGCTGTTGATCATTTATCGCAATATTGCACTCGAAGTGTGGTCTTTACGGGTTAGGCCGTCTCATTGGCGTGAATTGGGGCCGAAGCCCAACCAGCCAGATAAGCCCGTCGATCGCGCAATCTATCATTCCGCTATTGCCCGATTGATTAATCCCGATTGGTGGGAGCGTAAATTGTGGCGGCTGCGTAATGACTGGCGAGAAAGTCAGTTGCGCGCCGCTGGCTTGATCCATAAGCGCGCTGCGCCTTATATCAGCAAAGAGGCGTTGGCCGACTGGATAGAGCAAAAACGCCGCAACCGTGAATTCTTCAAGCGGCATGAATTGGTTGACGATGAGGGTAACACCGTTTCTTTAGAGGCAATGGTGGACGCCAGCATTAGCAATCCCACGATTCGCCGCCATGAGTTAATGGCGCGCATGAAAGGGATCGAATTGGTTGCACAGGCGCGTGGTGATGTCGGGGTGTTTTACACCATTACTTGCCCGTCTAAGTATCACGCCAACAACCAAAGCGGCCATGCTAACCCAAAGTGGAACTACAGCACGCCACCACAAGCACAGTCCTACCTAACCAAATTATGGGCCAACATTGGATCCAAATTGGGCCGGGAAAATCTGCGAGTTTACGGCTTTCGTGTCGCAGAGCCGCACCATGACGGCACGCCACACTGGCACTTACTGTTGTTCATGAAACCGCAAGAGTGCCGCGCCATCACTGACATTATGCGCGCATACGCGGTCAAAACTGATCGCGCCGAATTAGGCAAGCGCACCAGCGCCCGATTTACCGCCAAACGGCTCGATCCGAAGAAAGGCAGCGCCACCGCCTATATCGCTAAATACATCAGTAAAAATATTGATGGTTACGCGTTGGACGGCGAACTAGACCATGAAACCGGCAAGCCACTGAAAGAAACGGCTCGCTTTGCTATGGCTTGGTCATCACGCCACCGTATCCGTCAATATCAGCCGATAGGCACGCCACCTGTAACCGTCTGGCGCGAGCTGCGCAAGTTGAGTAATCAACTGGTTAATACGCTCAAAATTTCCGGCACCTATCAGCGCGGCAAGCCACTACTGGTTGATCCGGCAATGGATGCGGTCACCGCCGCCGCAGATGCTGGCTGTTTTGCCACCTATATCATGAAGCAAGGCGGCGTACTGATTCCTCGCGATGATTACACCGTGCGCATTGCCTACCAGGACAATGAACAGCCCAACGCCTACGGCGAAACCACCGAAAAGATTTTCGGCATCTATTCCCCGCTTTTGGGCGAGGCATCGCGCATCTGTACCCGACTAAAAACTTGGAAAATTGTTGCGCGCCAAAAGACGAAACCCGCCGTTGCCGTGGGGGTTGATGTTTTTCAGGACGGCCCCGCCGTCCCTTGGAGTTCTGTCAATAACTCTCCGGTAGAGCAAAAAACACGCGAACCGGACGAGACTATAGACAGAACATTAGATGAAAAAATAATCGATTTCACCACGATCAGCGATGCAGAACGCCGCGCCTTACTCCGCAGGGTGAAAAACGAGCGGCCGACAGTCATTAAAACCAACGCATTGACACCAGCCGAGGAATTATCACGCCAGGTATCAGCCGAGAAGGCCGCCCAGCGGCAAGAAAAAACCACACAACTGGCCCCAGTGGCAACAAAAATCCGCGATTTTGCGGATTCAATCGGGCTTTCCATCAGCAAACAGCAGGCGCAATCACTGGCTTGCGGCGCAACCTTGACCATCGGTGGCCAGAACTGGCGAGCGAGAGAAGATTGTTGTTTGTACCAGTGCCAGCCAACCACCGCCCAACGGGCATTTAACGTCATGAGTCGGGTAGCAAAATTACGAGAGGGGGTAAACCGTGAAAGTCACCAGTATTGATTGCAGCTATACCGTTTGCCAGAAAATCATATTAGCCCGCCCAGCCATTCATGGGCTGGCGGAAAAAGGTCAGGGATATAAAAAATGACGACAGCAAGTGACCGCAAACGCGCCCAACGCCAGCGCGATAAAGAATTAGGCATAACTACTATTACTCTGCGTTTGGATGCGCAGGAGCTAGCTATGGTGCTGGAGGGATGCGAACAACGTCGCATTGTTCGCCAGCCTTATGAAGTGACAGAGTATTTAGCCAGTCTGATCCGCCAGGATAATAAGCTACTGCATAAGCAACTTGCTGAATTGAGGAAAAGTAGCTGTAAGCGGTGTGGGGATACGCTGCCAGGTGATAAGTCTGGCTGTTGTTTGCAGGGGGATTCGGAGTGTTGGCAGACGTTGGGGTATAGGCGGTTGATGTTGGATACAATTTAATTGGCTGATATATATAAAATCGAAGCCACATATTTTAATTGTGGCTTTAAATGTATTAACCGTGGCTTGACCTGACGGAATGATGTGTTGGACTACGATTAAATAGCCAGTTAAGAGCAAGAAGCAGACGTTAACACAAAAATTAACTCTGTAGCCAAGCTGCGTAGGTTGAATAAATTGTCAGACTAAATTAATAACCTAGCATAATTTTATTTTTTATAAAAAAACCATTGATATCATATAGATTTAAACTTACAATGCGAAGTCAAAAATGAATAAATCTGCTCAACCAATTGATATTTAGAATTTCTGTTATCATATCCATTATTAATTCTGTGTTCTCTATTTTCTGCTGTTGTTACTAATATTTTCTCCTTCGCTCTTGATAATGCTACGTAGAAAGCACAGTCATTCTCAAACTTTGCCTTTTTATAGTTCCAGAATGCCTGATCCTCTAAACCTAGAAAAATAACCACCTTATATTCCAACCCCTTGCACTTATGTATATTCATAACCTGCACTGAGTTTTCAGCTTGAAACATTAATGCGGCTTCGTTAAAAGACTGCGTTGCACCTATCGTGTAGCGTAAATGTTGCTCAAGGCTATTCCAGAGTTTATCCCAATAATTAGTGGACTTATACTGATTCCATCGCCCCATGATTTTGTTCACACCAAAAAACTTTATAATATCTTTAATACATAAGATCAATAAGTCTGGACTGGCTGAGTTAATTAATTTCTCTCTATTTTCCGCTATTTTATCCGACAATGATTTAATCAGACCATCTTCTTTGTCATCGCCGTGGTTAACTCTATGTAAGGCAAGGTATAAATCACAAAGTTCGGTGTAGCCTGAAGATGATCGTGATGTACAAACTTTAAAAAGTGAGGAAAATATTCTCCCTAATGGCTCTTTTAGTACATCTTGCAATTCCGACATATCGAGATTTCTAATTCCTTTTGTCGTAAGTTTATCTCGAAGTTTTTCTGTATATTGCTCTGACTGTTGTTTAGCCAGTACACAAATCTCCTTTTCTTCAATGCCAGATGCGATAAAATTTTCTATTTTATTAGCAAGATCATCAGCCTCAGAAAACTCATTGTCATAATGATGAATAGTGCAACTATCTACACTTCGAGTTATTGGTGAAAAATTAACATCATTTTGTACAAAGTGAATAAAACATCTCAATACTTCCTGGATTTCATCACTGGCCCTAAAATTTTGTACCAATAATTTTTTGGTAGTATTAAACTCTTTTTCACAGTCTTCAAATACTGTTTTTCTAGCACCGGCCCACAGCATGATACTCTGGTTTATATCGCCTACGGCCAGTAATTGAGTTCCTCTATCTTTAAAAAGAAGTTTAATCAACTCGTACTGGTCAGAGCGTGTATCTTGAAACTCGTCGATAAAAACATGTGAATAAGTTAAAGAAAATAGATCAACAATATCAGCTCTAATTTTTAAGATCTCTAAAGCCAGCTGCCTTATTAGATCAAATGACAACTTGTCCTTGCCGTTACTCTCTTTTGGGCTAAATACCAAATCATAACTATTTAGTGGTCTTTTATCCCTAGATAAAATATCTTTAAAACGGTCAACAATGCTCTTACAAAAAGCGTCGAAAGTATATGAGTCAAAGCGATCACCTTTTTTCCCACATCTTTTCATGACGCGCTCTTTGATATTCTCTTGCGCTTCTTTTTTATAAGAAAGGCATAATATGCGTTTAGGCCACATGCACTTTCCGGTTTGCAACAAGTAATTCGATTTCTGAGCTAGAAGTTCCGTTTTACCTGCTCCCGCACCGGCAAGTACAGAAACAGACTGATCACACAGGATAATATCCATTAGCTCCGGCGTCGGAGTAATACCCTCAGAAGGTTGCCATTGCATCATCATTCAATAACCTCTTCTAATATGGTTACTGTTTTTTCAGCTATTCTAATTAGCACTGAAGGCAACTTTGCATTTATTTCATCTGGTTTATACATCTCTTCAATTTTAGAAAACATTCTAACATGGGATGCCGGTTTGCTTTTATTGGATAAAAAACGATAGCGATACCACTGGAAATATTTCAGATAATCAGCAGAAAACTCATAACGAACACCGGAGTTACCCTTTTTCAATACAGCTTTTATTAGTTCTTTCTGATCCTCTTCAGCACCTTCTTTTTTCTTGATATTTAGAGGGCCCCTTTCACCATAAGCTTCATCTTTCACACAAAATATATCAGGAAAAGCTTCAATCATTGAATAATCAATATCTAAAGGAGAGGAAAAGTAAACATTACAATTCTCTAATTCATCAACAATATTAATTTTTGCACCGTCATCACATTTAATAGTGAACTTCCTTGGATCTTGTTCGCTATCCCATAATGGTATTATTTTAGAAATATCTTTATGTATATAGATACTTCTACTTTCACCAATCTCAGCTAATTGGTCAATAGCATATTTAAGTCGACCAAACCCGCCGCCATTTCTATCGATATCAAAATCTAGCACAGTAATAAAGGGCACTTTCAATGACTTCAACAAACGCCAAAAATGATTCACATGACGTCCCCCTAAAGGAACAACCGAGATAGAATGGCTGTCAATTTCCGTTGAATGCAACTCAAGCACCTTAGGTATTATAATCTCCTCGCTATCTCCCTCACCAAATATCACCAGTTTAGAAAAATAGATTTCTGGATATGCTTTAACAGCTTCTTTTATGAATTTAGAAAGCTCATCAGCTTTATCCGGTAGCGTCAATGCGCTAACCACCGTACTTTTTGAGTCTTGATCTAATCTGAAATGACGTATTTGCTCAGGATCTATTCGACTTAAAATGGAGGATGAATGAGAAGAGATAATAACTTGGCACAATTCATTACGACCATAATCTTTAACCAGTTTAATTATTCTACCTAAATAATGAGGAGAAAGATGATTTTCAGGTTCCTCCAAGGAGATCATGCTAAAAATTGGCAATCTCATTTTCTCAGGATTAAAATTAGAAGATTCCCCTGAAGAAATCAAATCCCTAGTTTTTTTGTCTATGTCAAACATAGCCTTAATAAGGGAAAAATAAACCAATGATTTTTGTCCATCGCTTAAGCGGTCAACATTAACTGTATTACCTACTTCATCAGGATTAAACTGGAGTTGAATCAGTTTCAATATTTCATCGATATTAGCTAGTGGGAAGTTAAGCGACGCTTGGGACAAATAACGCCCTTTATAGATTAGCCCCCAACTAGCGTTAATAGCCGCAGCAATCTCATTTAATGCAGTATTACTCTTTGTTAATGCGTTTAGTTTAGCTGCTTGCTCTTCTATTACTTTCTGACTTCCTCCAGCCCATTCAATGGCCTTTAGTAAGCGCCCAAGAACCGCTTTCGATGAATACTTTAATTGCAAAGAAGGATCTCGGTTGGCTGGAACATAACTCACTTGGATAGCATTTCTTACTGCGGCGGATAGCTTCTGTTTACTACTCTCCTCAACCACGTCGTCACTCGAACTGATTACCCAGATATCTTCGTCAATATCTCCAATTGGGTTTGCATCAAAGGAAAGTTTACCTTCTAACCGCACCCTAAAAAGAATGACCCCATCAGATTTATCAATAGTGAGATGTTCAATTAAAGAGGGAATGGAAATTTTTCCTTCATTTGGCTTGGGGAAGCTAAACCAAGCTTCTATAATTAAACTTTTGTTCTTTTCATCTTTTTCGACATCCGCATTATAGAAGTCATTTATTGATAAACTACGCAGTGATTGATCCACAGAGAACAGTTTATTAAGCGCCTCCATGGCTGTACTTTTTCCAGTTCCGTTATGACCAATAAATGTGGTCAATTCATGTTCAAGGTTAATGGTCTGAGGATGTTGATTCGAAATGCTTTTAAAACCGGAAATAAAAATTTTTTTAAGTTGCATAGATTAAACCCTAATTATACAAATACGCAATCCTAGAACACCTTAATCCATCATATTGACTTTATTATTGGTTGCAATGATTGAATACGTTTAATATCAATAAATGGGTTATTTCTACACCCTCGTCACATAAATGTTCAACAAGCAATCGCTTACTATCCCCTGCACTATATCCATCTCTTTGCCGTGATTTTCCCTCAAAATCACCCCACACAAAAGCGCCTCCACGCCACACAGAGAGGCGCTTTTTTATTTCATCTCTCATAACGAATCGTTTCGAGCCAAAAGGCAGGGTGGCGCACATGCATTCAGGGGTGATCTCGGGCATATATGAGGAGGATTGAAGCACCGCTCGCACCTCTTTCCGCGCGCTCCCCCCGCCCGCGCTTTGTGTGACTAAATATTCAGTTTTTATGCAGTTAGGGAGAGGGTTAAAACTCAGTATTGACGAGGCTTAGATAATGATTAGGGGGTGAATAGAATAATGCGGATTGTTGCGCTATAGACTTGCAGTGTTGCCGTGGTCAATTTACTAAGCGTATCGAGCAATTATCACTGATATTCGCGGTGGCCGTTGCGGCTTGCTCTTTTAAAATCGTGACATGACACAGAAACAAAATCAATATGTTTGTGACATGTCACATGGAAGTATAAAAAATAGCCGTGTCATGATTTAATCGTATGATTATAGATTTCAGGTTTAACGAGGTAATAATGGATAAGATGGAATATCTACTAGCGGCACTTGGTTTATTGTTCACTGTATTTATGGGTATAGCGAAGTTTAATCGAGATGGTTGGAAGAATCGACATCAGACATATCTCGATTTTGCAATGGCGTTTGACAAAGATAAACCAAATAAATTTCTGATTGAACAATTATTTTCATCTATTACTAAATGTCATAATGCTGTTTATCATGAGATATGGTATCTCATGAATTCCACCAACCCCACCAAAACAATAAGTAACTTTTCTAGAATTAGAAAAAATGGTTGTTTTTTCTCTATCAGTGAAAACGGTTTTGCTATGTACTCTGATGCGTATGATTCGCCAAAAAAACGATACAGAAGATGCATTGTAAATATTGTAGCTTTTATTTTTCTTTATATATTTGCAATAATAGCACCGGTACATGCTGCTAAGTTTGTTGAGGAATGGGTATCAGATAAGATCCTTTTAGCAGACCATAATACAGCTATAATTATGGCGGCAATGGTTTTGGTTAGTTTTATATGTTTCTTATTGCTTGCTTGCATACGTTTAATTAGCGCTACAATAGCAATTTTTAAATCTAACGAATTCATGAAAGAATTTAATTGCAATTAGTAAGGTATTATTTAAACCTTGAGGAACTAGTGGTTCCTCAAAGCTATTTGACACTATATATTTTCACATCAGGAATTATAATATAGCCTAAATAAATTAATTATTTGCCAGCAACTCATACGCCTTAAATCTGATCACCTCCTCCCCCACCCAATCATTTAATTCCATTAATCGCTCCTGTAAGGGTGCCAGTTCGTTAATGGCAAATACCCGCGCGGCTTTTTCCACATCGCCGAAGCCGCCGGTGTTATTGGGTAAAATACCCATCAGTTGCGGCGGTACCCGTTGCATAGCGAGCTGGTCGTCACGGGTGACATTCTTAATACTGGCAAACTCATCTTTGGCCGCGACTTCTGCCAGCGGGATCACCTGTATCCCGTCTTTCTTACCGGCGGGAGCGTACATAAACAGGTTGCGGAAATTGCCTGGCCCTTTGGATTCTTTCAATGCTTTGCGTAAAGCGTCGATATCCTCCTGTTTATGCGCGGCATCATTCATATACAGAATAAATCCGGCGTGACTGCCATTCAGATAGTATTTGCGGCGAAATAGCGTAGCGGCCTCATTCAGCCAGGTGGAGTTTAACGAGGCGAGATATTCAGGAACGCCGTAGATCTCTTGGTTAATATCCGGGTCTAGCAGGTGAAAAACGCTGTTGGCTTCAAATTGGTGGGGGTTGGCATAGGAGGACACATACCAATAAGTGTCAATTTCTACCCCTCGGCGGGTATATTTAGCCGGACTAGGGATCAGCTTCATTAGGCCGCCCAACCGATTATAGCGAGCCTCTAAAAATGAGTTGGCGAACACCAAAAAATCCAGCGCATAGCGGCTAAAATCCTGCTTGGATAACAACCGATGCGGCTCAAACAGGCTAACCAGTACATTACGTTTCATATAGATGGGTGAGCTATGATGCACTGCCGCGCGAAATGATTTAGCCAGGCCATTGAATGACACTGGCGGCTCATACCAGCGATCCATCACCGCACATTCCAAATAATCCAGAATATCGCGCCTGTCCATCATCGGGATCGGGTCGTCAAAAGTAAACGCCTCGGCTTGCGGGGTACTATTACCCGTCATGGTTGTTGCCACCTTGGCCGAGCGGTTCTTTCTGTTGCGTTTACTCATTAATAGATCTCCATCACACTGGTGTTATTGCTGTTAATGCCCTCAAGAGGCTCATGGAATAAGGCGTGCATAATGGCCCAGGCCACATCACCGTGACTGACGTCCTTAGAGCGGTCAGTGACAAAGGTGGCGTTGCGGCCGGTGGCGGTCATGGTTTTGCGGATCGACATAAAGGCGGTGGCGATATCAATGCAGCCCGCATCAAACTCCAGGCGGCCGCCATGAATGATATTTTTAGCCTTATAAATCAGGTCGGCTTTCATTTCTAAGCTGTAGTGAATGGCGTTCACGGCGGGGAAGAATTGCCGGACGAGCTGCGTTACGGAACGGCCCAAGCCGGTATCATCAATGCCGATATAGGTGACGTTATAGCGCTCAGTGATTTTTTTGATGTTGCTGGCCTGGTCGGCAAAATCCATGCCTTTCCACTGGTGGCGCTCCAATACTCTGAATTTACCGCCCGCCACCACTGGCGGCGCAATGACGGCACAACCGGCGCTGTCTCCGGTGCTGGCCGGGTCGTAGCCAATCCACACCGGACGATCGCCAAACGGACGCAGCGCCAATAATTTAACGTCTGTCCATTTTTCCCAGCTATCCACCATGCAGCGCTGCATTTCAGACAGTTTGAAGGTGGAGGCGTTATCATCAATGAAGCCGCACATAAACAGGTTCTCAAAATCATCCTCGCTGTTTTCATTGCGTAACTCATCAATATCAAACAGGTCACAGCCGCCTTTTAGTGCATCCTCAATGGTGACAATCTGGCGGTATTGCTTGTCCTCGCACAGCCGACCGGCGGCCAGTCGTGGGTAGCTGACATCAATTTCAATGCGTTTATCTTTGGCTTTACCTTTGTTAAACAAGGTGCCAGCCCAGAACGGGTAAGCCTCATGTGAGGTACTGGACGGGGTAGAAAAATAGGTGGAACGGTATCTTTTTTGTGAGGCCATGCCGGATGCGGCACGGCGCAACTTTTGAAAGCCGGGGATCCAAAAGTATTCATCCAGATAAAGGTTGCCGGGGCGGCCCTGCGCGGTGCTGGCGTTGGTGCCGAGAAAGTGCATTTCCGCGCCATTGGGTAAAATAATCACTTCACCGCGTAAATCCACATCCACCTGACGCGCAGCCGCAACAATGTAGTTTTTAAACTGGTGCGCTTGTGCTTTGGAGGCCGAAACAAACATCTGGTTGCGGCCGGTGTCGAGCGCATCCAATAGGGCTTCCCAAGAAAAGAAATAGGTTGCGCCAACTTGGCGAGATTTCAGGAGGTTACGGATACGAAAATCAGGCGATAAACCGGCTTCATACCAGTTGCGCTGATAGTCGAACATGGATTCATTGAAAATATCTTTCAGCCGGGAAATTTGCGCCTCGCTGAATACATTTTTTTGCGCTGTTTTGCGGGTGCCGCTGTTGCGATTTTCAATGTTGGGATTGAGGCAGGCCTCATTACCGCCATCATTGTATTTACCAATACGGGCGTGGCGTTCGGCTTGTCGGCCCAGCAAATCAATCTCTTTGTAGTCTTTCGGCTCCTTGACAGGCTTCATTATCAGGCGGCAATATTCCGCTGCCGTGGTCAGTTGCATTTGATCGAGTGGCCCGAAAGCATCCCACTTGTCGCGGCGCTTCCAACTGTGTACCGTGACGGCTTTTTCACCGATCATTTCCGCAATTCGGGCAATGCGCAGCCCTTGCCAGTACAGGTACATGGCTTGACGGCGCGGGTCTAAATCGGCATTGATAGAAGAAATTTCCATGTGAAATAGCCTGTTTTATTGCTCAATTACCGCAAGGCTACCTATCCGCACCCTCTCCCTCCCGCATTACACCTTGTGCCAGCCATAGCACAAGAGCGCTCGATTGTTCCGTTCGCCGCCGGTCGCCAACATAGGTCACTACTGTATCGAATCAGACCGGAGCATCACGCATGACCGTAAAAGCAAAAAAATTCCGCATTGGGGTAGAGGGTGCCACCACTGATGGCCGCGTTATCACGCGCGAATGGCTGACGCAAATGGCAGGCAACTACAACACCGCGGTATACGGTGCTCGCATCAATATGGAGCACATCAAAGGGTATTCGCCGGACGGCACTTTTAAACGCTATGGCGATGTTGTTGCACTGAGTGCCGAAGAAATCAAAGAGGGGCCGCTATCAGGGAAAATGGCACTGTATGCCGAAATCAGCCCAACAGATGACCTGGTAAAAATGGTGAAGGATCGCCAAAAGGTTTACACCTCAATGGAAGTTAACACCAAATTTGCAGACACCGAAAGCGCCTATCTTGTGGGTCTTGCGGTCACTGATGATCCGGCCAGTTTAGGGACTGAAATGTTGAGTTTCAGCGCTAGCGCCTCAGTAAATCCGCTCGCCTCACGCAAGCAATCCCCTGAAAACCTGTTTACTGCCGCAGAAGAAACATTGATTGAATTTGAAGCCGAGCAAGAAACCAAAATCAACCTGCTAACCACGATTAAAACCATGTTCACCAAAAAACAGACCGGTGATGATGCGCGGTTCAACGATGTACATCAGGCGGTTGAGTTGGTCGCGCAGCAAGTTGAGGGGAAATTTAGCGCCTTGACCACATTGGAACAGCAATTTACCGCGCTAAAAACGGCCAATGACGCGACAAAACAAGAACTTGCCGAGCTGAAAACCACGCTCAGCAAAACAGACCGCGAATTCTCCCAGCGCGAAAAATCAACCGGCAATGACAGCGCCATTCTGACTGACTGCTAAGTCAGTTCGTTTGCACGTTAAGGATTTAATTTCACATGAAAAAAGCAACCCGATTTAAGTACAACCAGTTTTTACAGCAAGTTGCCCGATTAAATAATTTGGACAGCAAAGAGGATATTAGCGCGAAATTTACCGTTGAGCCTTCCATTGCGCAAAAACTGGAAACCAAACAACAGGAAAGCAGCGTTTTTCTGTCAAAAATCAACATTTATCCGGTGGATGAAAAAGAGGGTGAAAAGGTTGGTTTGGGTATCGAACGTCCGATTGCCAGTACCACTGATACCAGCCTGAAAGAACGCGAAGCCTCTGATCCGAGCGGCTTAGACGGCACTCGCTACAATTGCACCCAAACTAACTTTGATACGGCGTTGACCTATCCGAAGTTAGATATGTGGTCTAAATTCCCTGATTTTCAAACCCGTATCCGTGATGCCATTGTGAAGCGTCAGGCACTGGATCGCATCATGATTGGCTTTAACGGCACTCATCGCGCCAAAACCTCTGATAGCACCGTCAATATGTTGCTGCAAGACGTCAATATTGGCTGGCTGCAAAGCGTTCGCGACAATGCGCCAGGTCAGGTGATGGATAAGGTGGTTGATGAAGCCGGTAATCTGATTTCTGCAAAAATCCGTATCGGTAAGGGGGGGGACTTCCACAATCTGGATGCGCTGGTGATGGCGGCTACCGATGAGTTGATTCAACCTTGGTTCCAAGACGATACCGAACTGGTGGTGATTGTGGGCCGTCAGTTAATGGCAGATAAATACTTCCCGATCGTCAATCAGGAGCAGCCCAATACCGAAGCGCTGGCCGCTGATTTAATTATCAGTCAGAAGCGTGTTGGTGGCTTGGCCGCCGTGCGTGCGCCGTCATTCCCAGCGAATGCCATTATGATCACCCGGCTAGATAACCTGTCTATCTACTGGCAAGACGGTACCCGCCGCCGTTCAATCATCGACAATCCAAAGCGCGATCGCATTGAAAACTTCGAATCCGTCAACGAAGCCTATGTGGTGGAAGATTTTGGCTGTGCGGCACTGATTGAAAACATTGAATTCGGTGATTTCTCCGTTCCGGCAGGGGGTTAATCCATTATGAGTAATCCCGTTCGCCGCCATCGGCTATTTGTGGCGGCTCAACAATCGGATTCACTGAGCGAGGCGGCCAACCTAAGCCACGCCAGCAACTACGAACTGTTGTTGTTCAAGCTGCAACAGGATATGGCGCAGTTGGGTCATATCGAGTCCATCACCCGTAAAGCAGAGGTCAAACAAGGCATGTTACCTACCTATCAACCGTGGGTGGCGGGGGTGCTGGCGAAAGGCAGCGGCGAGCAGGACGACATCCTGATGCGCATGTTGATTTGGCAGCTGGATGTTGGCGCTATCGCGCGCGGTCTGGATATTGCCGAGTATGCCATTAAGCATGATTTGGTGACGCCAGACAGTTTTCAGCGCACTACCGCGTGCCTGATTGCCGAAGAAGTTTCCGCCATTGCAAAGCGCACTTTGGCCGATGAGAAACCGCTGGATACCACGCAGTTATTGCGCGCCCAGCAGATTTTAACCGGTCAGGATATGCCAGATATGGTTTGCGCGCGTCTGCATAAGTTTGTCGGCTATGCCCTGCGTCAAGACGGTGACAACGTGCTTGCGCTGGCAAATCTGAAAACAGCGCTGCAACTGGATGATAACAGCGGCGTGAAAACCGATATCAAGAATCTTGAGAAGCTGATTAACGCAGCCTCATAACCCTACGCCCCGGCGAGGGCGGCACGGTAGCCGAGTCAGGATATTTTTTACCCCGACAAGGCCGCCGTCCACCGCCCGTTTTATTGCGAGTGTCAGTATGGATATCGTTATTAACACCAATCAGACGCCAGATACGCCAGCACCGGTGGAGCCAGCCGAAGATATTGTTATTAAAAATGACGGTTTCTGGCCGGATATCGACTTAAAGCAGTACCGCGAAGAGTCGCGGCAGGATGGCACTATTACCCAGCCACGGGTTATGGAAGCGGCGCTGTTTGCCATCAATGAAGTTAATAACCGGCTGATGGTCTGGCGCTTAACCCAGCAAAAACAAGGTTATTTCTCGGCGGCTGATGTGCCAGCGGAAAAGCTGAACGATGAAAGCACCCACATTCAGTTGTACCGCAGCGCGGTGTTTTGCCTGATGCAAGCCCGTTTAACCGATCGCTTTCGTGGTTTTGATACCACCGGCGCGGGCGGGAAGCGGGCCGACTCACTGGAGCCAACCATTGATAATTTACGCCGTGATGCTGCCTGGGCGATTAATGATATTCAGGCGATCAACCGCATGACGGTGGAATTAATTTGATGCGTATTCGGGCGCAGCAGTACGACACCCTTGATGTTCTGTGTTGGCGCTATTACGGGCGCACGGAAGGTGTCACGGAGGCCGTGTTAGCGGCTAATCCGGGCTTGGCGGATATTGGGCCAGTGTTGCCGCACGGGTATCCGGTGGTTATGCCAGAGGTGACAACGGCCGCCACGACGCAAACCTTGCAACTTTGGGACTGATTGCACAATTCCCCATAGGGGGTAACGGATATGAAGATGCCAGAAAAAGATCCGCGCTGGATAGGCGCGATGGTGGATTTTTATTCCACGCATTCCACGGTAATCAACGGCTTTCTGGTCGGCTTTATTGTGGCGTTTCGCCGCGTGGTATGGGGTGGCGGTAAATTACGTGAAGGCATTGGCGAAGGCGTGGTGTGTGGGCTGGTCGGTGTCAATATTGGCCCGGTGATCTCCCCGATGCTGATCCACCTGATTGATGCCATTCCCTGGCTAAATGGTGCATTAACCGAAGTCGCCGCCGGGAAAGTGGAAATATTTATCAGTTGCCTTATCGGGTTGATTGGCTTGCAGACTATCCGCGAGCTGGTATTTAAAATTGTTAACAAAAAGGCGGGAACCTCTGATGCCAAACAATAAATTTATTTTCGGCAAGGCCAGCGAGAGCAATCTGATCGGCGTGCACCCTGATTTGGTTAAGGTGGCGCGTCGGGCGCTGGAACTCACGCCGATAGATTTTAAAGTGATTGAGGGCCGCCGCACTTTGGATCGCCAACGTGAACTGGTCAGAGCCGGGGCTAGCCAAACGATGAACAGCCGCCATTTAACCGGTCATGCAGTCGATATCGTGCCGTTGCCAGGCGGCAAGGTGAGTTGGGAATGGAAATATTTCTATCCGCTGGCCGATGCCATGAAGCAGGCCGCCGCCGAGCTGGGGATCGCCGTGGAATGGGGCGGTAACTGGACAACATTCAAAGACGGCCCGCACTTTCAATTGCCCGCCCGTCAATATCCGGGCTAATTATGTCAATTATCAATACAGCCCCGCTGGCGTGGGCAATTGCCGCCGTCTTGCTGGTTGCCGGTGGTGTACAAACTTACCGGCTGGCTGATGCCCGGCAAGTGATGATTGATAAGCAAGCGGCCGAAACTGCCAGTAAAAACGGCCAGCTTATCGCCCTGGCATTAACTGCCAATGCCAACAACCAGGCACAAGCACAGTTACGCCAACAGGTTGCCAGTGCGGATCATTTGCTGGCGCAACGCAATAGCCAAATCAAGAGGTTATACCGTGAAAATGAGACATTGCGCCGCTGGGCTGATACTCCCTTACCTGATGATATTATCCGGCTGCGCCAGCGCCCCGCCATCACTGGGGCCGCAAATTACCGTCAATGGCTGTCCGAAAGTCACACCTTGCCAGTTTCCGGCAGCAGAACCGCAGACTAACGGTGATTTAAACGACGACATTGACCACCTTGAGGCGGCATTGCACGCTTGCGCGGCCCAAGTAGACACGGTATTTGTTTGCCAGCAAGGGGTTACCGATGTTAAAGCCTGACTCGGTGAGTGCAGCCATTTTAAAAGCTGTGCCGTACATCAACCAAAATCCTGATTGTCTGCATATCTTTGTTGATAAAGGGGCCATTATTGCCACGCTGGCCCCGTCATTGTCTTTTGAGTATCAATACACCTTAAATTTAGTGATTACGGATTACGCCGATAATCTGGATTTGATTATTGTGCCCATCCTGCATTGGTTGCGCACCAACCAGCCGGATATTATGGCGAACCCTGATAAGCGTCAGGACGGTTTTACCTTTGAGGTGGATTATCTGGATAACAAGCTGCGAGATATCAGTATTGATCTCAAGCTCACCGAGCGAACTATCGTTAAAGAACAAGATGGGGTGTTAACGGTGACTCATTTGGATGAGCCGGTGCCACCGGAATACTTTGTCAAAAGTTACCAAGTGAACGTTGACGGTAAAACCGTCGCGGAGTGGGCCGAGTGAATGACCTGCATGAGTTAGACCAAACATTATCAACTTTGCTGGCGCAATTATCCCCGCAGGCGCGCGGCGTGTTTATGCGCCAGGTTGCTAAAGAATTACGCCAGCGCCAGCAAAAACACATTCAGGCACAGCAGAATCCGGACGGCTCCGCTTTTATCCCGCGCAAGAAAAAGCGCCGCGATAAACAAGGGCGTATTAAGCGCAAGATGTTTACCAAACTGCGCACCGCCCGTTTTATCAAAAGCGAATCCAACGCCGATGAAGCCGCAGTGACCTTTAGCGGTACGGTCAATAATTTGGTACGGGTGCACCACTACGGCTTGCGCGATAAGGTCAGCCGCAATGGGCCAACGGTTAAATATGAGCGCCGCCAGTTATTGGGCTTTACTGACGGCGACAGTGAATGGATTGGGGATCTGGCGTTGGAGCATATCGCTAAATAGTCATTTTTATCTGTGTTGGCCATCTCTATCAAACACGGTATTTACTCCCTTTCCCTTGTGCCATCCCTCACACAAAACCCATCACATGCCGCGCGCGCCAGTAGGCGGCAGACTGGCCGCATGAATATCCTTATTGCTGGTCTTAAACGCCTGTTGGCTAACATTATCCGTATTGGCATCGTCTCTAACGTCGATCTCGCTAACGGATTGTGCCGGGTCAAAATCGGCAACCTTGAAACCGACTGGCTGAACTGGTTAACCCTGCGCGCCGGTCGGGTGCGTTTTTGGTCTGCGCCATCCGTGGGTGAGCAAGTTATGGTGCTCAGTATCGGCGGTGAACTTACCACCGGTTTTGTGCTGCCCGCCATTTTTTCTGATGCCAATCCCGCGCCGTCACAATCGGCAGATGCCATTGTGATCACTTTTCCTGATGGCGCGCGTTTTGAGTATGAACCGGAAACCAGTCATTTAGCAGTGACCGGAATAAAAACCGCTGCAATTAATGCCAGCGAATCAGTGAATGCCACCGCCCCCAATATTACCTGCGCCGCCTCGGTAAAAATCACCCTGGATACGCCAGAGGTGGAGTGCACCAATAACCTGACCACCGCCACGCTGAATGTAAAAAAAGGCGGCCAGATGAGCGGCAATATCACGCACACTGGCGGCCAGTTCTCATCCAATGGCGTGGTGGTTGATGACCATGACCACGGCGGCGTGCAGCGCGGTGGTAGTTACACTGAGGGGATCCAATGACAACCCATAAATACATTGGCATGGATCGCCATACCGGATTGAGCATTGAGGATATTGACCATATTCGCCAGTCAATCAGCGACATTCTTGCCACCCCGCAAGGGTCGCGCGTGATGCGTCGTGATTACGGCTCGCTGTTATCTACGCTGATTGATCAGCCGCAGAACCCTGCGCTACACCTAAAAATAATGGCCGCTACATACGGCGCGGTTATGCGCTGGGAGCCACGCGTCACACTGAGCGCTATCAATATTAATACTCAGTTGGATGGCAAAATGACCGTTGATTTATCCGGCAGTCGCACTGACAGCGACAGCCAATTAAATCTGACCGTGCCACTAAGGGGATAATAATGCCAACCATTGACCTAAGTCTGTTGCCCGCCCCTTTGGTGGTTGAATCACTGGATTTTGAAAGTCTGTTTGCTGTACGCAAAGAGGCATTTATTGCTTTGTATCCAGCGGATCAGCAAGACGCCGTGCGGTTAACCTTGTCATTTGAGTCGGAGCCAGTGGTTAAGCTGTTGCAGGAAAGTACCTATCGCGAGTTGCTGTTGCGCCAGCGGGTAAATGAGGGCGCACAGGCGGTAATGGTGGCTTACAGTCTCGGCAGTGATTTAGATCAGCTGGGCGCAAATAATGGTATTGAGCGATTAACCATTACACCGGCCAATCCAGATGCTATCCCACCCGTTGCCGCCGTGATGGAATCTGACGACGATTTCCGGGTACGTATTCCGCAAGCCTTTGAAGGGCTCAGTGTGGCCGGGCCAACCGGCGCATATGAGTATCACGCCCGCAGTGCAGATGGCCGCATTGCTGACGCCTCCGCAATCAGTCCATCCCCCGCTTGCGTCACCGTCACCGTACTTTCACGCGAGGGGAACGGCACGTCACCGCAGGATTTATTGGATAAAGTCTTTACCGCGCTGAATGATGAGAACGTGCGGCCGGTAGCTGACCGATTAACCGTCAATTCTGCCGCTATCGTGGAATATCAGATTGACGCCACGCTCTATTTTTATCCGGGGCCGGAAGCTGAACCTATCCGCGCAGCATCAGAAGCCCGGTTGCAAACCTATATCAGCACTCAGCGCCGATTAGGGCGCGATATTCGTAAATCGGCGATTTATGCCGCGCTGCATGTCGAGGGGGTGCAGCGAGTGGAGTTAGCTGCGCCGATAGTTGATGTGGTGTTGGATAAAACACAAGCGGCTTATTGCACCGGCTATGCATTAACGGCGGGCGGCTCTGATGAATAAACGTTTATTACCTACTGGCTCAACTGCCTTGGAAGTCGCCGCCGCAGAGGCTTGCGCGCGTCTGGCTGAAATGGACGTACCGCTGCGCAAATTATGGAACGCGGATACCTGCCCGTTGGCATTACTGCCCTATCTGGCGTGGGCCTGGTCGGTGGATCGCTGGGACGAAAACTGGCCGGAGGTGACAAAGCGCGCCGTGGTCAAGGCCTCGTTTTATGTTCATAAGCGCAAAGGCACCATTGGCGCAATTCGTCGGGTAGTGGAGCCGCTCGGTTATCTGATCCGGGTGATTGAGTGGTGGAAAACCAACGAGGCTCCCGGCACCTTTCGTCTTGATGTTGGCGTGCTGGAAACTGGCATTACTGAGGAAATGTATCAGGAGTTAGAACGGCTGATTGAGGATGCCAAACCGTGCAGCCGCCACTTGATCGGCCTGTCTATTAATCTGGATGTTACTGGAATAATCCCTATCAGCGCCGCCAGTTATGACGGTGACGAAATGACGGTTTACCCCTACCTACCCGAAACTATTACCGTCACCGGCCCAGCTTATTGTGGCGGTGTTGTGCATTTGATTGATGATATGAGAGTGAACCCATGACAGTGAAATATTTTGCGCTACTCACCAATTTAGGAGCGGCTAAGCTGGCAAATGCGGCCGCGCTCGGTACGCCATTGCAGATAACCCAAATGGTGGTGGGTGATGGCGGCGGTGCACTGCCAACGCCTAACCCGGCACAAACGCAGCTTATCGCGGAAAAACGCCGCGCTGCATTGAACTCATTAAGTATTGATGCGGCTAACAGTAGCCAGATTATCGCGGAGCAAGTCATTCCAGAAACGGACGGCGGTTGGTGGATTCGTGAAATTGGGTTATTGGATAAAGACGGTGTGTTGATCGCCATTGCCAACTGCCCGGAAACCTATAAACCGCAATTGCAGGAGGGCAGTGGCCGCACGCAAACCGTGCGCATGGTGCTGATTGTCAGTAGCACTGAGGCGGTCACACTGAAAATCGATCCCTCGGTGGTGCTGGCAACGCGTAAGTATGCCGATGACAAAGCAATTGAGGTTAAGCAATACGCCGATAATTTACTGGTTGAGCATGAGAAATCACGCAATCACCCGGATGCCAGCAAGACCGAAAAAGGCTTTGTGAAATTAAGCAGCGCCACAACCAGCGATAGCGAAGTACTGGCCGCTACACCAAAGGCCGTCAAGACGGTTTCCGAGGCAGCAGCCAAAGCACTGGATGACCACGGCAAAGCAGACGACCCCCATCAGCAATATTTGCAGATGGCACAACTGACCGGCGTCATTGGTACTTCACGCAATGCAAAAATGAGCGTTACGATAGCGGCAGCAGCAGCGACCTTTACCGCTGATGAAGTGATTGTACAAACAGCGCTGGGTGGGCGGCAGTACAAATTAACCAACGTCAATAAACTCATCAGCCTGGCTAACACCGGCGCGGGCGGGATGGATGCTGGCACGGTGCCAGCCAATGGATTCGTCGCGCTGTATGTTATTTATAACCCAACGACTCAAGCGTTAGCCTTATTAGCCGTTAACACCACATCAATATTAGCGCCAGAGATTTGCGCCGGTGCTATGCCGTCCGACTACACCGCATCGGCATTGGTTAGCGTATGGAGAACAGCGAATAGTCAGTTTGTTATTGGGTATCAATTGGATAGGAGGATAATTACGCCAGTTGTACCGGCAACAACATCAAATAGTTTGCCTGCAAATTATATTGCCATCGGTCTTGCTGCTATTGTTCCTGTTAATGCTAAATCGGTGACTGGTTGGGTAGGGATAACGACAACAGCCCCGGCAAACAATCAGATTTTTGTCGCATCATCAGCGACAGGGATTTATGAGCATTTGATCCAGTCGGCTCCGATAACAACATTAAATACGCCTCTACCAGAAATCCCCCTCATCACCCCACAGGCGTTTTATTATAAGGCGACCTCAAACGGTGCGGTGTCTCTATTTGTTATTGATATAAACGGGTACACGTTCTAAGAGGAAATAATATGCATGTTCAATTTGCAGATGCGGCTGAGTCAGTGATTATTAGTTGTTTCTACTGCCAACAAGATCCAATTTATTATGAATTTCTCGGGGCTGTTGAAGTAAACGATCCCCGCTATATCAGTTTTTATGAGTCAATCCCAGAAATGGGAAAAATAGGAATGGTGCCGCCAGTCTATCCTTAATATCATGCAGTGGTTGCTACTATCGCGGTAGTAGCCGCCCTTTTCTTGTGCCACCTCTCACACAATCCCCACTAACTGCCCCGCGCGTGACAATCCGGCATCATAGCGAATGAACGCTTAACCGGAGAAAACCGCATGTCTGCAACCGATTACCACCACGGTGTGCGCGTCATTGAAATTAACGAAGGCACTCGCCCGATCCGCACTGTCAGTACGGCGGTAGTAGGGATGGTCTGTACCTCCGATGATGCTGACACCACCCTGTTTCCGTTAAATACCCCGGTATTACTCACCGATGTGCTGGCCGCCAGCGGCAAGGCCGGTGAAACCGGCACCTTAGCCCATGCATTGGATGCCATCAGTGACCAAACTAAACCACTCACCGTCGTTGTTCGTGTGGTGCAGGGTGAAACCGAAGCTGAAACCACCTCCAATATTATTGGCGGTGTTACGCCAGATGGCCGCTATACCGGCATGAAAGCACTGTTAGCCGCCCAAGGTAAGTTTGATGTTAAGCCGCGCATTTTGGGTGTGCCGGGACATGATACTAAGGCCGTAGCCACGGAGTTACTTGCCATTGCTCAAAGTCTGCGCGCCTTTGCTTATCTCAGTGCCTATGGCTGCAAAACCAAAGAAGAGGCCATTATTTACCGTGAGAATTTCGGCCAGCGTGAGGCGATGGTGATTTGGCCTGATTTTCTGAGCTGGGATACGGTCACCAATGCCGAGGCTACCGCCTTTGCGACTGCCCGCGCCCTCGGCTTGCGCGCCAAAATTGATAATGATATTGGCTGGCATAAAACCCTGTCTAACGTCGGGGTGAATGGCGTCACTGGTATCAGTGCGGATGTGTTTTGGGATCTGCAAAATACCGGCACCGATGCTGATTTACTCAACAGCAAAGACATCACCACGTTAATCCGTAAAGACGGTTACCGCTTTTGGGGTTCCCGCTCCTGCTCTGATGATCCGCTGTTTGCCTTTGAGAACTACACACGCACCGCACAGGTATTGGCTGACACTATGGCCGAGGCGCACATGTGGGCCAATGACAAGCCGCTCACCCCTTCGCTGGCAAAAGACATTATCGAGGGCATTCGCGCCAAAATGCGCGAGCTGAAATCATTGGGTTATCTGATGGATGGCGATTGTTGGTACGACGATAGCGTGAACGATAAAGACACCCTCAAAGCGGGCCGCCTGTTTATTGATTACGACTATACGCCAGTGCCACCGCTGGAAGATTTAACCCTGCGCCAGCGCATTACCGATCGTTACCTGGCTAAATTTGCCGCCGCCGTGAACAGCTAAGGAGCTTAATTATGGCATTACCACGCAAACTTAAGTTCCTGAATGTCTTCGTTAACGGGAACAGCTATCAAGGGGTGGTGGAATCTATCACCCTGCCAAAACTTAACCGCAAGTTTGAAGATTTTCGCGGTGGCGGCATGAGTGGCAGCGCCAAGGTTGATTTGGGGCTGGCTGATGGCGCACTGGATGTTGATTGGACGCTGGGCGGTATTGAGTCAGAAATTTACAAGCAATGGGGCGTGACCAAGGTCGATGGCGTCATGCTGCGCTTTGCGGGTTCTTATCAGCGCGACGATACCGGCGAAACCCACGCGGTAGAAATTGTGTTGCGTGGCCGTCATGAGGATATCGACGGCGGTGACAGCAAGCAAGGTGATAACACTACCACCAAAATTTCCACCAAATGCACCTACTACAAATTGACGTGGGACGGTGAAGTGCTGATTGAAATCGACATTGTGAACATGGTCGAAATGGTTAATGGCGTAGACATGTTGGAAGCCCACCGCCGCAATATCGGTCTGTAATATGGCGGAATTTATCGCGGGGATTATTTCGCACCTTATTTCATTTTCTATCTTTTATTTTATTTGGAAAGTCATCATGAAAGACCCAAAAGCAGCAGCAGATAGCCTTGCAGCAAATGAAGTCGTTACGGCGGAGCAAGGTAAATTTAACGTCATTACGCTGGACGTCCCCATTGTTCGAGGTAACACCACCATTACCGAAGTGACGGTTAACAAACCCAACGCCGGAGCATTACGCGGGGCTAAGCTGCAAGCGCTGTTAGATACGGATGTTGACGCCTTGATCCGGGTATTACCGCGCATCACCACCCCTAATCTGACTGTGCCAGAAATCAGCAATCTTGATCCGGCTGATATTTACGCACTGTCTCAGGCGCTGGCGATTTTTTTCTTGCCGAACTCGGTCAAGTCAGACTTCCTGAGTGCTTAACGGTTGACGATTTGGTGGCGGATATCGCGGTCACTTTCCACTGGCCGCCCTCAGCAACCGATCCAATGAGCGTGGGCGAGCTTTTAGAATGGCGACATAAAGCCATTATCCGTAACGGGGGCAGTGATGAGTGATAAGAACCTCCGCTTGCAGGTTTCTTTAAATGCCATTGATAAAGTTACCAAACCATTTAAATCCATATTGGCCAGCAATAAAACGCTGGCCGCGTCTATTAAAGCGACGAAAGACCAACTCAAACAACTGGATGCGCAATCCAGCAAGATTGAGGGCTTTCGCAAGAATAAAGCCGCAGTTAATGGCACCGCACAAGCACTGGCCGCTGCCCGTGATAAGGCCCGTCAGCTTGCAACAGAATTAAAAAACAGTGCCACGCCGACCGCCAAACAGGCCAGAGAGTTTAAACGCGCCAGTGAAGAGGCCGCCAAACTTAAGCAAAAATACAATGATTTACGTACTGCCTTACATACCCAGCGCACCGCATTACAAAACAGCGGTGTTGCCACTAACCGATTAGGGGAGGCTCAGCGAGCCCTTAAAGCCAATATCACCAGCACTACCGCTGCATTAACCGCGCAACAGCGCCGATTAGAGCAGCAAGCCCAGCAGCAACAGCGCCTCAGCGCTGCCCGCAACCGCTTTGATAGTAGCAATCAGCGCAAAGCCATTGCCGCCGGGTTGGGCTACACGTCACTATCCACAGGCCGTGCTATGGGGCGAGGGATAGAGAGCGCTTTACATGTCGGCTATGAATTTGACGCCATGATGAGCGGCACTCAGGCTGTAACCCGCATTAAAGATAAAAATTCACCTGAAATGCAAGCTATGCGCCATCAAGCGCGCACCTTGCCGCTTACCTCTAAATTTACTGATCTGCAAGTTGCCGAGGGTCAATATTACCTTGGCCGTACTGGCTACAGCCCTAAGCAGGTTGTTGGGGCTATGCCAGGTATGTTAAATCTGGCTGCTGCCGGTGATATTGATTTGGGTACTACCGCAGATATTGCCTCCAATATTCAAACCGCGATGGGTATACCAGCGGAGAAAATGGATCGGGTGGCTGATGTGCTCACCGCCCTGTTTACCCGTAATAACGTGGATATCCCGATGTTGGGTGAATCTATGAAATATTCCGGTGGTGTTGGGCGCGAATACGGGCAGAGTCTGGAAACGGTCGCGGCGTCTACCGCCATGCTGGGTAGCGCCGGTATTCAGGGCAGTCAGGCCGGTACCACCATGCGTAGCATATTAAGCCGCATTGGTGGCTCCAGTACCGTTAAAGATTTAGGTGTTAAGACTGCCGATAAAAACGGCAATATGCGCGATCTGGTTGATATTCTGAAAGATATCAATGATAAAACCGCCAAGATGGGTAACGTTGATCGCGGCGCTATCTTTAAAAGTATCGCCGGACAGTATGCCGTTACCGGTTTCGGGGTGCTGATGCACGCTGCCGGTAATGGCTCATTAGATAAGATGCGCGGTCAGCCCGGAGAGTATGACGGCGAGGCGGCGCGCGTGGCGGCAACCAAGCTGGACAACTTAAAAGGCGACATGACCATCATTCATGCCGCCTTAGAAAACGTCAGCGTTGAATTATTTGAAAAAAACGATGCATGGCTTAGATCAACAGCAAAAAGCATTACCGAGTTTATGCATGGTGTGGCCGAGTTCCTCAAGGCTCACCCAAAAATCAGCACTGCTATTGTGAAAATAGGCGTCGTGGTCGCTATTGCTACCGCCGCATTTGGTGCATTGGCTATCGCTGTTGTAGGCATTTTGGGGCCGTTCGCACTACTGCGTTTTACCACCTCCGTATTGGGGATTAGGTTGTTGCCACGCCTGTCATTCGGCATGTCCAGATTGGCGAGCACCACCCCTATCACCACCCAACAGATCGGCAACTTTAGCCGCTCACTGTTAACCTTGTCGAAAAATGCCGGTCGGTCTGCCGTCAGTGCGCTTAATGGGCTGGGGAATGGTCTGGTAAACGTAGTGCGATCGCCAGTTAAATCCGGCATTAGCGGGTTTAAAATGCTGGGTAACGGCATTAGCTGGCTGGCTAAGTCCCCGCTTAAATTCCTGCGCTTTGCCCTTGGCGGCTTAAGTGGCATATTCGGGATCTTAATTAGTCCAATTGGCCTGATTGGTGCGGCTATCGCGGGCGCTGGCTTACTGGTTTACAAATACTGGAAACCGATTAAAGCATTTCTCGGTGGCGTAGTGGATGGCTTTATGCAAGCTGCCGCCCCAATCAAAGAAGCACTAAAACCGCTGGGGCCGGTGTTTGACTGGATTGGTGATGCAGTTAAAAGCGTGTGGAACTGGTTTAAAAAGTTACTGGAGCCGGTGCAATCAACGGCCGCCGATCTGAATATTGCCGCCGAAGCCGGTAAGGTATTTGGTCAATTTCTGGCTGATGGTGTCTACTTGGCCCTGATACCCATTAAGCTGTTGATCTCATCCATTAAGTGGATACTGGAAAAACTGGATGAAGTAAAACAGCGCTCCGAGAAAACCCGCGAACTGGCACAAACTAATCCGGCCATAGCCACCGCCGCAGCTAACTACGGTATCACATGGAAGCCCGCGCCAAAGGGCAACAGTGCCGCTGATATCGCCGCGAAATATACCGGTGAATATGATAGCGGCGGTTACATCCCCTTGGGTAAGTTTGGCGTAGTGGGTGAACATGGCCCTGAAATCATTAATGGCCCGGCGCAAGTCACCGGCCGCCGCAATACTGCCGCGATGGCGGTTGCCGCCTCCATGCTCTTTAGTGGCTATCAGGCGGCGGCTGCACCGCTGCATCCGTACAGTTTACCGGCGGCGCAGTACCGCAGCAGCAGCCAGGCCAGCAGCCAGCAACAAAACCAAGCCAGCCACGCCGCGCCCATTATCAATATTTACCCCTTGCCACAACATGATGCACAAGACATTGCGCGCGAGGTGGCCCGTCAATTGGCGGCCCTCAATCGACAAACGCACAGTAAATCAAACCGTAGCTATCAAGACCACGATGATGATTAAGGAGCACTAGCATGATGATGGCATTGGGGATGTTTGTATTTATGCTACCAACCGTCCCTTATCAAGATTTTCAACATCAAATGGCATGGCGTCACCCGTCTAATGCCCGCATAGGCTTGCGGCCGGTCAGTCAGTTTTTGGGGCCAGACGAGGAATCAATTACCTTATCTGGCGTGCTGTACCCTGAGTTGACCGGCGGTAAAGTGTCATTGATGGCGCTACAACTGATGGCAGATACCGGCAAAGCCTGGTCATTGATTGAGGGGAATGGGGCTATTCACGGCATGTTTGTGATTGAGAATCTTAGCCGCACCAAAAGTATTTTTTTCAGTGATGGTTCGGCGCGCAAAATTGAATTTACCCTGACGTTAAAACGCACCGATGAATCGTTAAAAGAAATGTTTGGTGATTTATCTCAACAGTTTGACGATATCGCAACTCAACTGTCTGATACCGCCAGTGGGTTATTATCATGACCATAATGGATAGCTTGCTAAAGAACGGCCATAACGCGCCAGATTATGCTATTTCCGTCGATGGTATCGATAAAAGTGGCGGCATTAAAAAGCGGTTAATGTCATTAACCTTGACGGATAATCGCGGCTTTGAAGCGGATCAACTTGATATTGAGTTGGATGATTCAGACGGTAAATTAGTGCTGCCACGTCGCGGGGCAAAAATAGCGGTTGCGCTGGGCTGGCAAGGCGCGGCACTGATTGATAAAGGTACTTTCACCGTAGACGAAATAGAACACAGTGGCGCACCGGATAAGCTGACCATTCGCGCCCGCAGCGCGGATTTTCGTGAAACACTCAATACGCGCCGTGATCAGTCTTACCATAAAACCACCATTGGCGGGATGATTAAGATAATTGCCGAGCGCAATAAACTCACGCCGACATTAAATAAAGCCCTGTCGGATTTAGCGGTAGAGCATATAGACCAAACCAACGAATCAGACGGTAATTTTATTACCCGACTGGCGAAACAATATGGCGCTATTGCCGCCGTAAAAAATGGCAATCTGTTATTTATCAGGCAAGGCCAGGCGAAAACCGCCAGCGGTAAAGCGATTCCGGTTATGACGATTATTCGCAGCCTGGGTGACGGCCATCAATTTAGCATGGCTGACCGGGGCGCTTATACCGGTGTGGTGGCTAACTGGCTGAATACCCGCACCACGGAGAAACCGGTGGTTAAGGTAAAACGTAAGCGAAAAAGCAAAAAAACCAGCACCGCCAAACCCAAAGAGCCAGAAGAGAAGCAGGGTGAATATCTGATTGGCACGGATGAAAATGTGCTGACCTTACGCACCACTTATGCCAGCAAATACAATGCACAGCGGGCGGCCAAATCCAATTGGGAACGGCTACAACGCGGCGCGGCGAAATTCTCTATCCAGCTTGCTAAAGGGCGCGCAGACCTTTATCCAGAAGTGCCGATTAAAGTGACCGGATTCAAAAAACAAATTGATGAGGCTGACTGGACGCTGGTCACTGTAACTCACTCAGTGAGTGATACCGGTTTTACTACTGCGCTGGAATTAGAGGTGAAAATAGATGATTTGGATATGGAGTAATGATTTTTAATCAATAGTCACGCATAATTATCATTAACACCGACCATAGTCGGGATGATACCGGAGTCCGGATCATGTTCAATTGCCCTTTATGCCACAGTGCCGCCCATACCCGCAGCAGTAGCCAAATCACCACCGAAACCAAAGAGCGCTATCATCAATGCATCAATGTGAATTGCGGTCACACCTTTGTGACCATGGAAAGTTTTATGCGCTCAATATCAAAGCCAGGTGAAATTAACCCCGTGCTGCCGCACCCGCAAACTGGCGGTCAGGTGGTTATGTTCTGACGGCTGAAAATATATTTATTTGCCCTTCTTTGATCCTGCTTTTAGCAGGATTTTTTTCGCCTAAATCACAACAAATTATCTTGCTCAAAAAAGCTTCGCCGCCAGAGTGTCGCCATTCTGTCGCCACTTTTCAATTTTTGCCGATCGCCAAAAACAAAAAAACCGCCTCTCGGCGGTTAACGACATACTCATACTACTTTGTTTTACTTAGATTTGTTTCCATGGTGCCCGGGGCGGGACTTGAACCCGCACAGCCATAAGCCGAGGGATTTTAAAATCCGCGTTTTATTTATTAAAATCATGTAGTTAAATTATAAATAGGAACATGAGCTGATTTTGTTACTCAATAATTTCAGTGAGTTATGCCTTAGTTTAACCGTATCTTCCTAGTGCTCATATGAATAGACAGGGAAATTATGCCCAGCTCCTTTCACCTGCTACTTTCAGAGTTTTGCTCACTCTTATTGCATGGAGTAATCATCC